CATGTAGCAATACAAGCAAGCGAAGCGGCAGGTCAACGTTTAGTTATCGCAGGACAGAAGCCTGATGATATGCATTTTCCTAAGCACGTAGAATTCGTAGGTTATGCAGACGTACCTACAAGAAAGAAACTCATGGCTAATGCTAAAGGTGCATATGTGCCTAGCATGTATATAGAACCATTTGGTGGCGTACAGATTGAGATGCTAATGTCGGGCACTCCGACTATTACCACAGATTGGGGTTCGTTTGTTGAAAACAACCTACACGGTGTGACCGGATATCGTTGTCGCACATTCGATCATTTCGTTTGGGCTACAGAGAACATCACTAACATCAAACCACAAAATTGTCGTACATGGGCCGAAAACTTTACATTAGAACATGTAGCCCCAATGTACGAAGAATATTTCCAAAATGTCTTAAATGTCTATAACGGCAAGGGCTGGTATGAACGGACACTTGACAGACAAAACCTAAATTATCTACACAGACAGTTTCCTCAACTGTAAAAAGGAAAAGCCCCTTGCGGGGCTTTTCACATTCAGTATTGATTACTGATTACTTGACAGCATCAAGAACATCAGCAACAGTAGTCTTAGCCTTGTTGCCGCGGGCCTTGATAGTATCAAGAGAAGGCTTCTGAGCCTTAACCTTGACTTCACCCTTGCGGGCTTCCTTCTCACGATCACTGAGAGTATCATTGATCGTAGCCTGATCCTCAGCACTTGCAAACTCGGGAAGAGTCAGCACATACTTGAGCGCATCGATCTTGTTCATCGCATTGGGAAGCGTAACGAAGTCAACGCGAGTAGCGCCGCCCTTCGTGAACTGCTTGACACGGCGAGCCATGTCATCAGTGAAACGCACCTTAGCGTTGCCATTGTGAACAGTGATACCAACAACAGTATAAAGATTAGTCGTCATATAAATTACCTCATCAATTTAAAATTAAACACACAAACACATGTAGTCACACACTACAAGATTAGTATAACAAAACGATCTCCGAATGTCAACCGTTTTGTTACCCAATTTCTTAAACCGGCATCGCATAGTCGCTAATCAGCAACTTACCATACTGGGCCTTGAGCAACTGAGTTGCCGAGTACGGGTCACGTGCCATGATATAGACACGGGTAGCACCAGCGCCGGGCTCATCTTTCAGTCTGCAAAGCATCCAATATTGTCTCATTTGTTCTGACATATTATTTCTCCTACCTATCTTTTATTTAATCAAGTAAGATTTAGGCAGTCACCACGTAGGGCTTGTTCCACTTACCAACGTTAAGGTCAACATAGTAAGCCGTGTTGAAATAATCGGTCATTGCGTCAGACTTATCATACCAGTCAGCCGACTTAAGTGCCTTGAAAGCCTCGGTCAGGAAAGACTTAGCAACACTAGTGAAGTGATCCTGAAACCAGTAGGGATTCACGTCCATAGCCTGGTTCTTGCGGAGATAGTCAATTTGCTTCTGATCCATCTTACGACCAATATAACTGTCGGCATCGGTCTTGATAAAATTCTCAATGAAGTCAATCTTACCTGACTTGAGGGTCAGTACAATGCTAGAATGATTGCGGACACTTAGCGTACCCTTAACACCATACTTAGCAAGCACGGGCTTGAGGGCCTGTGCGATTTTTTGTTTGCGTTCTTGATTCATGTAAGCCATTTCGTAGTCCTTTAATCAACTGTCTATGTATCTATTATAGTCCCAGAGAGACCCAAAGTCAAGCCTTTTTACAGGTTTTTTGCCATTATTTTACGGAAATTTTGTTGTTTAAAAACAACAACTTACGCTTCCTCAGGGACCGCAAGGTCCGGTTCATCACTTTCCATCATGTATTCCAATGTATCTTCAACCCAACATTGGGGTACTCTTAGCATCGATGACACCGTTTCCGGGCTATAGCCCCTCTCTAGGTATTCCTGAATCTCAATCTGTAAATCACTCATTCTGCTCATGCTATCATCCATTTTTCATCAGTTTCTAAAATCAAACTTTCCGAGCCGTCATACTCATCGATACGAAACTTGGCTCCGACCGGTACCCAATGTACATCCAAATCACTCGCACCACCAGTGTAAACATCATCCCCATACTTTTTTTCAATATAGGATTCAATCTCATGGTAGTGAACTTTACTCAACACCATATTAACGATGATTGGATCGAACACCAATTCTGGATGTTTTTGATTCCAAGTGTACCAGCCCGCACCAAAGCCCGGGCTTACTAGTACCGCAACGTTACCGTCACGTACTACCTTTTCGTTGATAACATCTAATGCATTTGCCATTATACAACTTCCAACATATTTGCGGGCACTCGCCAGCGAGTAAACCCTGCGTCAACAATCACAAACTTGCGATTGATCTTATTCACTTTACCGGTCACGTCCTGACCAGTACGGCTATTAGTAAACTTTACAGCACAACCAAGTGACAGACTACGGCGTGTCTGGGTAGTCAACTGACTACGGCGATAGCGAATCGCATCACCGATACTATTCAATTCATCGTTGGTCAGATTACCAAACATGATAGCACTATTGATTTCCTTGATATTCATCATTTGCTCCTTAAGCAGCCTTGTTAAGATATTCGTTAACTTCCTCACCAGTGACCACGTCACCGTTACGCATCGTATACACGACACGATAATTCTCACGCCCACCAGCCATGAGCATATCATATTCCTCAGTCCTGCGCTCCACACGCTGATTCATATAACCATACTCACCATTCTCAACGGTGCGATTAGCGACCCAACGTCCACCGATCCAACGCAATTCATACGGGGTCTCCCAAGCCTCGCAGACCACAGCATCGTTGTCGAGGATAGCCCAATCAACTACATACTCCTCGAACATATCCGAACGGGTTTCGATCAATGCCTTGAGAGTGGGGATACCAAACTCCTTGACCTTGATAGTCTGCTCGACCGTCAAGTCGGGAACAACATAAGTGTCGCCACCCTTGAACTTCCAGTAGGGCTTGTTAGCATCACCGTAGTTTTCACGGACTTGAGTAGTGATAACGATCTTCATATTTGCTCCTTAATCTCGACTATATGTATATTATAGTACCGGGCTGACCCAAAGTCAAGCCTTAAACGTAAAAATCTTCACCGCGTTTGCTGGCGCCGATAGCATCGTAGACCATTTCACGCACAGCCGTGTCCATAGCCTCACCGTACTTGTCATAGTCAAACTTGGCCAGATCCTTAAGATTCTGATAAACAGTAGCCCAAGAAAGATTGTGCATTTTAGCGTATGCAACTATACCAGAAACTGCAACATTACCTTCGCTAGTGAACATTCCGTAATTCATTAATATCTCCTGTTTCTCAACTCTATGTATTAATTATAGTCCCATGGGTGCCCAAAGTCAAGCCTTTTTTACGGAAATTTACGGATTTTTTACGGAAAAATGTTGTTTAAAAACAACAACTTACGTCAGTGGTGAGCGCCCATCCAGGCCATAACCTGCTCGAAATCGACTTCCAGCCCCTTATAGACGATTTTTTCGACTTCCTGAAGTGTCAGATTTAGTTTACGGGCTATAGCATAACAGTCCGATCCGTCAGCCCGTAGGTCCATGACCATTTGTTCTACATGTTGAGATTCCATTATAGGTCTTCCCAACTGTCGTCACGATTTCGAAACTTGGGACGGCGCTTGTAGGCATGCTTGTCGTCCTGGCGCTTGCCGCGAAAGTTACATTCCCTATCGAAGAGGGCCTTGTGGACTCGCTTCTTAGGGGCCTTAATAACGAAAGAAATGCGTTCAGTTTTCATACTCATTATATTACAGGATTTGGATCCTATTGTCAAGAGTTATTTATTAAATTCTTGGCTAATGTAATACTCTATCAATTTCTGTTGCATTTGTGCAACAGTGTTGCCATAACCCTCACCACTAAACCTTACGGGACAATTACCCCAACTAAGGTTAGTCGTAAAATCGCCCAACCATTTACGATGCTCTGCATTAGCAGGGTCAAATTTAACAACGGGGCGGTTATACATGTTCAACGAACTCATCAAATGATCTCCTATGTTATTGATCAGTAATGCAATGATATACTTGAATTCGGAAAAATACTAGTATTTTGGGTAATTAAATGTTAGATGTGTTGACGTAGGCTTGTTGACCTATCGCGTTACAAACAGTCTTGTGCTGTTGGTTTGCGTTATAGCAATTGACTAGCCATGGATGTAATCTCTTGTGTTGTTGAATGTCATTCAACAGGAATAATGTACCTTTGTATACCATAGAGTTTCGGTCAGCAAAATAAAACCCATTTTTATAAATGTTTTTTAACAATTTGTTTGCGCAGTATGTCATGTTAGGAGTATTCATGTATGTACAGAATGTTTTAAAAATATGTACTTCTTGGTCCATCCAAAGTTTCCATGTGATTTGTTTTTGGTCCTGCGGGATCTCTATTGTATCTACGAATATTTCTTTATACATTTTCCAAAGCAATTCTGAAACTTCATTATTAGCACTAAAAGTATTAGCCCTGTTAGCACCTATTATAGGTGTTGCTTCAATGAATCTTGCGGCTAAGTGTTCTGATAATTTGTTCATAGGAATTAATTGAACATTGTAATCATGTAATAACAATATCAACGGTCTATACAAACTATGATCTAGGTGAACGTCATACAAATGATACGGACAAATCTCAGAATAAGGATCATAGACAGGTTCTATAAGTTTAGAATATAAATCTCGTAAGTAAGTGATATGAGAAGCATACTGTTCACCGTAACTAGTAGGCAACCACTCTTGTACAGATGATTTGCTTTGTAATATATTTTCAGGTGCCATTCGTAAAAAATTCACACTCAGTCCACTTTTAAAGCGAACGATGGGATCTCTGAAAGGAATATAGATTTTAATACTAGGATCGTCATTTGCTAGTGCTAATGCATCATACGTAGAAAGTTTCTGTAGTAAATTATAAGAATGGCAAATATTATCAATCAAAGAACTACCGTTTCTATTGCTAGGGAAGTACAATGATTTTTCTTTAGGGTCAAAATACATAGTGGTCATGAATTATTTATAAAGGTATTTTGGGCAAAAAAATAGCCGCATTGTGCGGCTAAATCTTGCATCATCATGACCAGTTAGATATACATTAGTTACCTAATCCAACACTTTGTTTAATGACATAGCGGGCAATCTTTTCATCAAAGTACATACGAACGCCGGTCTTTTCAGGATCGGCAACTACGATCTCACCTAGTTCTGTAGCAAGGGCTTGCGTAAACTTAAGTAGAATGGAATAAGTATCTTCCATTTGATTTAGTGGGTCACGATCTAATATTTTCGCGGTAGATTGTATTAGGATATCGATGTTTTCATTCATTACTTTACTCCAAAAGTGTTAAGTGCGGGTTGCAATTCATTGATAAGACTAGTCTCGACCTTGTGAGCCTCAGCCTTACCGCGTACTACATCTACCAACATAACGATAAAAGCCTCAGCACCATACTTGCGAATGTTGCGACTCAGACCCCAATTCTTGTTTTCAGTCATTGCGCGTTGGACATGCTTCAAGAATCGGCGCTGTATAGTACGCTCGGCGTTACCGCGATACGATACTACAGTCAGTCCTATGTATTGTTCACCGGTAATCGTATTCTCAAGCATATAGATCGCTTGATTACGATCACTACGGCGTTTACGTTGTTTTGTCAGCATATATGTATTATGCTACCTTTTGACCCAAATGTCAAGCCTTTTTTGTTGTTTTTACGCAACAAAAAGTGTTGTAAATCAACAACTTAGCGAACCTTCAGTTTCCTGTTGTTTTCTTGCAACAATTTCAGCAATTTCTGTTGTTTTTCTGCAACATCAGTTTCCCAAGGTAATTGCTGATAATCAGTAAAGGACATCTCCAGCATGTTGACTTTGTACAATACTTTATCCCATAGTATACGCCCTCCCTGTCTAGATTGCAACCTATTTGTATACATTTGATGCAAATGAATCAATTCATGCGTCAATGGTAATAGGTACTCTTCTAATGACAAATCTTGGTTCAATCGTACACGATTGGGAAATCTCGGGTCTAACATAGTCATACCATATACACTAGGTCCCATGTTTTCAAATTGTATCTCTATAGCGTCAGGTAACACATAAAGTGTCTTGACTATGCTGATAACTTTATCGGTAAACTTTTCGTATATAGCAGGAGGCTTGGCAGAACCTTTATAAATGAAGGTTAGTTTCATACTGATATTTAGCCAAATAAATATGTCTATGCACACACTAACCGATTTCATTGTTAACTACGGAGATGTAGTAGAACTAGATTTTCCAGTATGGCATGCTGGAAAAATTCATGATATCATCATGAGACACCCCGGATGGAAAGTCTATCAACCTCATAAGCCGGGTTATAATAGATTTGGTCTTAGCGTTACTAGTCTAGATGGAGGATTTAGCGGCGAGCCTGATCTTGCTAGTTTACGTGAATATAACAAAATACACAATACTAAATTTGGTGAGCAAG